ATCAGATGACCGAGGGACAAATAGAACAATACACCCGAGCATGGTTAGAAGAAACCAACCGTAAAGACTGGGGTTATTAAATCCGAAAACCAACGGGGGGACACTGTCCCCCCAGAAAGGGGACTAAAATGTTTATTGCTCACTATAAGACTATCGCAAAACGTAAAGCCCAAGTGTTTGGCATGATGCTGATTGCATTCGGTGTATTCGGATGGGCTGGCTATCATTGCCTGTTTATGGAAGACATGTTCGCCAATGTCACGGGCATCATGCTGTGTTCTATCTCGATCGTCGGTGTGTTCTGGTCGATCCTTGGCTGTTTGTTTTCAATTCAAGATATGAGGAATTAATTATGACATATGAACAATTTGAAAAAGAATGCAATCGCCTGCTAACTGTTAAAGTGGGGCTAGGCATTCACGATTTAGCCGACGCATGCTGGCGCGATTATTACGAAGATGGGCTGCATCCGCTCGAAGCGCTAAATTGCGCTAACGAGGATGCATGGGATTATGAATTATCGGAGGTACTGTAATTGAGAACGTCATACCTATTTGATCACCCGTCACCTTGCCGCGAATGCGGCAAGGCTGCGGCGAAGCATACCGAAACTCGTAGGGGTGTTTCACCCAATGAATATTCAGGTAACTTGCATGTCGTAAGGAAAGAGAAGCACCAATATTTTGGTAAAGAAACGATGAACATAACGCTATGGGATGGCGAAACATACATACAAAAGTATGGTTATTTCTGCTCTCTAAATTGCGCTAGTGCTTATGCCAATCGAGCGGTCGAAGCATTCGAGAGAAGATAAACAACACGGGATCGAGGGCTGCGGCTCTCGATCCTCTTTTCTTTTTTTATATACAGATAGAGCGAGGCCGCAGGCCGCAGGTCGCAGGCTCATCTAGATATAAAAACAGAAAGGCCGCAGGCCGCAGGATAAATAAAAGCTTGCATTAAAACATGGGATAAATTAGGATAAGTTAAGTTAACTATAACAAGGGGAATTGTTATGAAACCACAAAGCTCAATTATATATCGAGGCCCGTCGCAGATTGACGGGACACCTATCGTTGCTATTGCTATCGTGAAAAGCAGCAACACCAAGACCGGCAACATGGTTCAAACTTATATCTTATGCGATAACGGTCTCGATCCTATGCTAAACAATAAGCTTGGGCACGACTATTCAATCTGCGGCAATTGCAAGTTTAGAGGCGAGGCCGTCGAAGAAGATAGCCCGGGCAAGCATGCCAAAGGCCGCAAGTGTTACGTCAAATTATTTCAAGGCGTTTTGATAACTTGGAAGCATTACATGAAAGGCGGCTATCCGGTCGCAGTAGGTCATGACGAAATAGCCAAGCTTGGCGCTGGTCGCATGGTTAGGATCGGCACTTATGGCGACGGTGCTGCGGTGCCGCGTTATATTTGGGATAGTCTTTTGAATGATGCCGTAGGTCATACGGCCTATAGTCATCAATCAGACATTCTAGACGTTGATCCTATGCTATTTATGATCAGCGCAGACACCAAGGCCGAAGCCTTAAAAGCTTGGGACAATGGCAAGCGCACTTTTCGCGTCATAGATAAACAAGACGATATCGTGCAAGGCTTCGAGGTCTTGTGTCCTGCCAGTAAAGAGGCAGGCCGTCGTGCAACATGCGACACCTGCAAGCTTTGCGCTGGCGCATCAACCAAGGCCAAGTCAATCGCAATCGTTAAACACTAAGAGGTAATCATGAAACTGATAGACGGATTAAACTTATACATGACCGAAGACAATGACACAGTGCAAGCAATTGCGCTGCGTCACCTAAACGTAGGCGACCTAGTAAAGCGCAAGCCCAATGCCAAGGCCGTCTATGTCATCAATCACCGGAACAAGGCCAGCAAGACAAGGCCAGCAGAATATTCACTGTCAGACTATGAAGACATGAACCGCGAAATATTTTTGAAGGAAGATACCATTGTCTACACTGGTTTCACATACTAGGGTTTCCCCTGATCCCTTGCCGACAATGTCGGCAGGGGATTTCTTTTTTTATATATCCATAGAGCGAGGGCGCAGGCCGCAGGCCGCAGGTCATCGAGCCATGCCATCACACCAGAGGGCGCAGGCCGCAGGCCGCAGGCTCTCGATCAGCCCAGACATATCACCTATATACAAGGCCGCAGGCCGCAGGTCATCGATCCGCGAACCGCTGATCTCGATCACCGATGCGCCGTCAAATAAAAATAGGTCGGAGGTACTGGGGTCGTTTAGCAGGAAAAAACTGGTGCCATTACAACGCGAATGTGAGCAATGCCAAGCAATCTGCGACTTAGACACTTTGACCCTACCATTTTTTATTATTTTTAATTCAAGCCATATTGGAACGCCATTCATGCATAGGTATACGTCCGGCATCCCTTCACCACTGCGGTTTTCAATCCTCTCGCAGTGTGTTTTCTTGGGCAGGTGTTCTTTCAATAGCTTCCACAGTGATTTCTCTGTCGCTGGCATCCTCAACTCTTTTCATATCAGCAAAAGCATGGGGGTAATTTTTGCGGAGACTTGCCAGTCTGGCAACAATGTCTTCACGCGACATGTTATCAAGCTGGTGGACATGGGTGGACTCGCGTCTATCGATGGTCAAACCACCCAGACTAGACCTGATTTTTTCAGCGTTGATGGCGGCACTGAACTGCCCAGCTTCTTCAGCAGACATGGACAGTTCTTCAAATCGTTTGAGTTGACCCAATACAGTCACGCCATATCTGCGTTCTCTGGCCTCTCGAAGTTCTTTAATCAGTTCGGGGACTTCAGGGAAGGACTTGCCGTCAAGGAGCTTGGCGGCGTGATTGTTGGCACTGTTCTCAGCGTATCCAGCTTTCCTCGCGCACTCAGCGTTCGAGTATTTACCCTCGACATAATACTTGGCAAATTCTCTCTGGCGGTTGGTCAATCCGGCTGGCCTACCACCCTTCCCTATAGTGTTTTCTACGGGTTTACTGTTTTTCAAAGCAAAAAATCTCCCTTAGTCAGCGTCAATAACGTCTCACTGTCTCACAAGTGTCTTAGCTATAATTGGTACTGGAAGCCATTTGAGACACCTGAGACACCTGAGACACTTTTTATAAAAAAAATAAAAATATTTTTTGTTATCCAAAAAAAACATTATATGGCACTTGTAATGTGTATTAACTATTCCCATTTAAAGTTGTACAAGTTAGGAAAAGCTGATACAGTTCAGTTTAAGTTACTCAAACCATACAGGTTCGAGGTTCAAGGTTCAAGATACAAGGGGATTAAACCAATGAATGATCAATATGAAATTTGGACAGGTGGCGGTAAGGGTTTGTTCACCCTGCGCCGATTTGATGGGTATTACCACACTGGTGACCCTCGTTTCGTTCATGTTAAAAATCTTAGCCGTGATCCGCATGAGGCTTTACGCAAGGCACAAGATCACATTCGCGCTGAAGGTCATGATCTTGGTGTTCTTGATGGCTTTGATCCAGATCGAGTTGTTGGTCTTAACACATGGGGCGAGTGCGACCCTATGCGCCAGCATACTTTGAATTTGATTGCCAAGGGTACGATGCCGTTTGGAAAATATTTTGGTCAGGCTATCTCTGATATCCCTGTTGAGTATTTTGCCAACTGGTATCTTGATGGCGACATCGATAGTAAACGTAACGATACCGCAAAGGAGCAGATTCGCTTGCAGGTGCTTGATAGGCGTGATGAGTTCATGGCGGTGGTTGAGGCCAACAAAGCCGCACAAGTGAAGCGCGAGGAAGCCCTTGAGGCCAAGCGTTCTAAGTCCAGCCATGTGGGCGAGATTGGTGCTCGTATCGATATCACCGCAACTATCACAGTTGTAAAAGCCATTGATGGTTTTTATGGCATCTCTTATTTCACAATTCTTGAGAACAGCAAGGGCGATGTTTTCAAGTATGTCGGCAGTGCAGAGCTTGGTGCGAAGGGCGACATTATCACCATGAAGGCCACTGTTAAGGATCACGCTGAATATGACGGCGTAGATCAGACTGTAATCAATCGTCCTAAATTATCCAAATAGAAGGGGATTAAACCAATGACTAACGATAAACCAAATCTGACTAACAGCCATTTTGCTGAACTGATGGATAATCAGTTTGGTGATTTGCTGAAGCCCAAGAAGTTTTATCCGACTATCACGGTCGAGTATTCACCGAACAAGGAAGAGTGGGAAGAGATTGCTGAAACAATCTGGATTACCGCGCTCGAAGGTGGGTCGGGTCACTGGATCGATAACATACACACTGAGGACGAGTTTGATCTGAAGAACGGTTACTCAGTGGTCGAGTATAATTTTGATATCGCTATTCATCATGGCAGTGATGGTTGGGGCGATGACGATGTGGATATTGAAAGGGTCAAAGCTTTTGATGTGATTGTTGATGGCATCAATTTGCTCGATCCAGAACGGCAAAGGCTGGCGTTGACTGTCAGTGAGTTGGGTCAGTTGGATGCCAACGATTGTGATTATATCATCCAGTTGGGTGTATTTGGTAAGGAGGTGTATTGCTAATGAACTATTTAAAAGACCTGACCAACGAACAGCTAAAAGCTTGTTTGTTGAATGACATGGAAAGTTTACGCGATGGCGGCTGGGTTCCTGACGACGATAGCGTTGACGCTACGGTTTCAGTGATCGAAGAAGTTTTCAGGCGCATTGACATTTATTCAAGGGAGAAAGTGTAATGAAATTTTCAGCAATATTGCGTGTGGCAAAGATCATTGAATGGGCAACAGGAGATGATTACGACAAGTGCGTTAAGTGGCGCGAGGATGACCAGTTTGGTTGCATCATTGGCTATGATGATCTTCTCAACATTGAGGATGAAATTCGCACTGCCTATGAAATGGGTGTGATCGATGGTCGGCAGTATCCGCATTGTCCTGTTGATGAAGTTGCGACGATTGTAGATGGAGAACAATACCCAACAAAAGACGTTGACCGCCATGCGTTGTCCAACAAGTTAATCACAAATGCTTTGAAGAGAGGGGATATCCAATGAAATATTCTGTTGGAAATATTGATGAGCAGCATGGTGAGTTCGAGGTCGAGCAAACCATCTTATTCGCAACCGCTGGTGATGCTGATCAGGTCATGGACGAGATTGCCAAGGACTGGTATGGGCTAGATCACCACGACTCAGACGGTTTGACGGAAGGTATGTACTGGAATGGCGGCATGGCTTATGGGGCTGGTTGTTATTACGAGGTGACCAAGGCCACCTATGATGAGCTAAAAGCCAAGCGTGTTTTCACAGAACTGTGGAGGGAGAATTAATAATGTCTGTAACATATAAAGCTATTGATCCTGAGAGTGGCAACCGCTGGTGCGTTCGCATGGTATTTATCGGGGATGATTATGGTCTCAAACATTGCCTGACCTATGGCGATGCTGAGTACGACAAGGACAAGCACGATGATCCGATGATCGAGTTCTACGATAGGGACTCTGGGGTGGCAGAGATACTGCGTAACTCTGACGACAAGACCGAAGCCTATCTGGGCAAAGAGTATGGTCAGTTTGTTAGCCGCTACTATTGGAGTTCTTTGAATTTTGATGAGCGGTTCGGAGAGCAAAAGACCGTGACCGATTGGTCGAAGCGTGGACTGTGCCTGCATGGTGGGGTCGATGGCTGGTCGGTATCGAGCGAGTTTATGGTCAAGGCTATGGCTGCGATCAACAATGAACTTTACGAGCGCAGGGAGATGCAGGATGCCTAATTTTAAAATAACCGCCACGATGGATGTGGGTTACGAGCTAATAGTCGTAGCTCGTAACGAAGCCGAAGCGTGGGAAATTGCTGGTGATACCGACATAGACGGTTGGGAAAGTGTAGGCGGTCAAGACTGGACGCTGGAAAATGTATGGGAGATGGACGATGATAACGCTTGAACTAACTCAGGTGGATCACCTGACAGGCCGCGATGCGGACAAGATATTTTTGGTTGGAGACAGGTTCGCTGTCTCTGAGCGGACGATACGGTGGGGCGAGACTGAGCGCACGGTGACCGTGGTCAATGATGGGTTGAGCCGTCATGATGGGCACTTTGTTGCGGAGTATTATCAGGAGGTAAAGGATCACATTCTTGCGATGGTGAGGAGTGCTCGATGACAAAAGTTAAAACCGAAAAGCGAGTTATTCTAAATCTTGGCCTGCGTAAACCTATACTTTCGAGGCAGATGCATCTTAGAATAAACAACAGGTCATGGAACAAAGAT